CGCGCCAGTTCAAGAGCCAGCTCCTGCCGCCCCCGTGGCCGAGGAAGACCAGCCAGCTCAAGACCTTGAGGCTATGCTCAAAGAAGCACTGGCCGCAACGGGGTCTGATATTAACACTGTTAATATGCCCGAGGCCGAAGCGCCTGTAGCTCCTGAAGAGCCGCCATCTACTCAACTGCTTAAAGAGGTTCTACCAGAGCCTACGGCCAAAGAGCGCCCAAGTACGGCTGAGATTTTCAATGGAATCATTGATGGCTGGCAAGGTAACGCAAACAAACTGCCGGAGCAAACCCGTAATTGGATGACTGAGAACGGCCTTATTCAAGGCAAGAACACGACTCCGCTGGGTCAGCGTTTGATGGACACCATCAAGCAAGCCGAAGAGCAGCACAGAATAACAGAGGGTCTTAAAGGCGTAGAGGCTATGAAGCGTGGCGAGAGAATGCCACCTCCAGCGTCTATGACCACCGAACAAGTGGATCAGGTGGGTGATCAGTTCATTGCGGCCAACAAGCCTAAGACTGTGGCCAAGCCAGCCGCCCCTGCCGCGCCAGCTGTCAATCCTAAAGTCCAAGAGTTCTTGGTACTAGAGAACCAGAGCCGCGAAAACAGAAAACAAAAGCCATTGACTTATGAGCAAGCGCTCAAGATGATCAATGATGATGTTGAAAATGACATGGAGTTTGGTGACTTTAATACTTCCGCAAAGAGGATGGTTGAAGAAGCTAGAGGCCGACTTGAATATGATGCGGGGATAACAGCTCCATCGTCTACAGTCAACATCTCCAAGACCGGAGAAGCTTTAAGAAACAAACCCTTTGTACCTGATGAGCTAGATAAGAAAGCCATTGAAATCTACAAGAAGATTAAAGCGGCCAACCCTGAAGCTGACGTAGATGAACAAATAGCCAACCCCAATAGATTCCACCCTGTTGCAGAAGAGGCAAACAGCAAAGGCATCAAGATTGGTGATTTGGTTTACAGAAAAGGCGAGTCAGAACCTGATATAGCCACTACTGTTTACAACGATAGGGTTAAATTAACTGACAGAAAGACTGGCGATAGTGGATTTGAAAACATAGAACTTGTTAGTAAGGAGCCGATTCCCTACGACTACAACTTTAACTTTGGCTATGGCGAGATCAACGTCAATGTTAATGAGTGGAACAACAATAAAAACCAATGGCAGTTTAGTATGTATGGCCCCGGTGCCAGTGAAACTGGTTTCCGTTCTGAGCTGGGCATCCAGTTCAAAGGTACGCCCGGAACAAAAGAATTTGACAACTTTGTTGAAGCCATTGTTAGCAGAAGCACGGCAGATCGTCCTCAACAAATAGCTAAAGCGAAGAAAGAAGCCGAAAAGAACATGACTCCTGAACAGCGCAAACAGCGCAAGGAGCAAGAATCAGCGGCTGATAAAGAACGTTTAGCAAAAGAATCTGCTGAAGCTGATGAAAGAAGTAAAGCTAGAAAAGAGCTGATGGGTGAAATTCATGAGCACATGAAGAAGAACAAGATTGGCATTTACTCGCCAATGCCTTCGCTGAAGACAGCGATGGAGACAATCGAAAAGCTCAAGAAGGGCAACAAGACTGACCCCCGAGCTGAAGGCTGGATGAAAGGTCAAGGCATCATTTGGACGCCTGAGAAGAATCCTCAGTTCACCCGTATGGGTAAGCGGTTTGTGCAAGAGGTGTACAAACTTAACCAGAAGTTGACTGAAGAGCAACGTGCTTCTAGTACTGAGGATGCCCGTATCCTTCAGGCCGCTGTAGACAAAGCCAACGCCATCACTGATAAAGAGCGTAAGAAGGCTATTGCTGATAAACAGAAGGCCATTGAAGCCCAGAACATTGACAAAGCCAAGATAGAGCAAGCTGACCAAGACATTGAAAAAGCCTTGGGTGATTTGGCTATGCTGATCACAAAGGGCACACGCCTGAACATGATGCCAGAGGATGAGCAAAAGCTCATGCCTATCCTGACTACACTGATGGATGCGTCATTCCGCAAGGGCTACTATAAGTTTAAGGAAGCCGCCCGTTATGTGATGGATCTGATCCGTTCACAGCTAGGTCATGACTTTGCCGATGAGATCACTTTGGATCAGCTCCAAGGTGCATACATTGGTATGGCCGGTAGATACCAAGACCAAGGTGCAAGCTCTAAGAAGGAAGTTATTGCTATTGAGTCTTTGTCAGAGATTGACGAAGTTTCTGATGAGGCCATAGCTGAAGAGGAAACGGAAAAAGCTCTTGAAGGCATGGACATCAATGATCCAGACGCCAAGTTCCAAGTGGCTCAAGAGATTGCCCAGTCGTTCTTAAACAATGGTGAATACCGCGACATCACAGAAGCTCGCAAAGCTATTTCTGAGATGACTGGAGAACCAATTAAAGCGGGCACTAAAGAGGCCAAAGCGGCTGATGAAGCCATTGAAGCTGGTGTAGTCATGGCCGCGCGTGAGATCATTGCTAAAGGCCGTAAGGATGAGCTCACAAGTGGGCAGATCTATGATAAGTTGGTTGACCTGTATGAGCGCCAGCCAAACTTGAATGTACGTAGTTCTACCAGCGTGGCCGAGCAAGCTTACTCAACCCCTGCTCCGTTGGCTTTCATAGCTTCTGAGCTGGCCGGCATTACCAACAAGACTACTGTGTACGAGCCAACCGCTGGTAACGGGATGTTGGTCATTGGTGCTAATCCAAAAAACGTTGTTGCCAATGAGTTAAACAAAGATCGCTTTGAGATGCTGTCACGCATCCTTGAAGGCGCTGAAGTCGTTAACAAGAACGGCATGACGTTCCAGCCACCAATTAGCGAAGTCGTTATTGCCAACCCACCATTTGGTGCAATTGGTGAAGAGGTGTCAGTCAATGGCATTAAGACCAGAGAGATTGACCACGCTATTGTCTATAACTCATTAACCAGAATGCAGGCCGATGGCCGCGCTGTTCTGATTGTTGGTGGCATACAAGCCAAAACAGAAGATGGCCGCCGTGAAGGCTATCGTGGTGCTCAGAAGCGTAACTTCTATTACAACCTTTACAAAGACTACAACGTTGTTGATCACTTTACTGTGGGCGGCAATATGTACAGCAAGCAAGGCACAACATACCCTGTTGATGTCATTGTGATTGATGGCAAAGGCCAATCGCAGCGTAATCTTCCAGCAGCCGATCTGCCCCAGTTGATTACATCCTACGAACAATTGAAGGAGAAACTAAATGATCGCATGGTATCCAGAGGAGATCGTGGCACCAGCAGAGCTGACATCGGTGAGGGTGCCGAAGGGCGAGTTGAGCCAGAAGGAGTGGATCGAGGCGCTGTCGGAGAGGGTGAACAGCCTAGTGGAGAAAGAGGAAGACCCGCTGGAGGCGGCGAACGAGGCGTGTCGGAATCTGAGTCTGCCCGAGGTGGACAGCGCGAACCAAGCGGGGGACGCACTAGTGAAGTACAACCTAGACCTACTGACGAATCTAAACGTGATGCAGAAGGAAGACCTATTCCCAGCACAGGTAAGCGAGGAGAAGCCGGTGGCAAAGCAGGCGCTGAAGGACGTAAGCCTAGCGAACTGGGTGGAGTTAGCGTTGTCTCAGGTGAGCGTGTCGGATCTGGACTAACAGAGCGTAGAGGATTAGAAACAGAAACTGGAAATCAGGTTACATATCAACCTTTCTCCAAGGGTACTTCTGTTGGTACGCTTATGCCAAAAGCAATGGCACAAGCAATACGCGATTCTTTACAAAAACTTGCCAATGAAGTTGGCGATATAGATGCTTATGTAGCAGACTCTCTCAACACAGATGAGCAATCGCTGTTTGATAATTATTCAGCGGAACAGATTGATGCTTTGGCTTTGTCAATCAATAACGCCGAAGCTGGTAAAGGGTTCATTATTGGGGATCAAACCGGGATTGGTAAAGGCCGTGTAGTTGCTGGAATGATCAAGTACGCGCTTGCGAGTGGACAGATCCCAATCTTTGTAACCGAACAACCAAACCTCTATTCAGACATGATGAGGGATTTGGATGATATTGGAATGACTGATGAGTTGAGTTTGGACACAGCCAAGCCCAAGATCTTCATGACTAACAGTGGTGAGTCAGTTCCTTATACTTTGATTCGTACTGTCAAAGGCGAGCCAGTTGAAAACAACCTGACGCTCAAGCCAGTCAAGTCTTCTGGACTAGACGAAGTCATGAAGCAGATGGTTAAGAATGACAGTTTAGGTAACTACAAAGTTATCTTTACAACCTACAGCCAACTGCAGAGCGTTAAAGGAAAACCCACAGAGCGTCAAAACTTTATCAAGCACTTTGGTGCTGGTAACTACATGATCTTTGACGAAAGCCACAACGCTGGTGGAGCTGGTGCCGATATTTCTCAAGCCGCAAAAGATGCGGGTATTACTGTTGGCATGGGTAGAGCTGGGTTTGTTCGTGAGTTGGTAAAGGCGGCTGACGGCACATTCTTCTCATCGGCCACATACGCCAAGCGTCCTGATGTGATGGACTTGTATTCCAGTACTGATATGAAACTGGCCGTGGATAACATCAGCCAGCTGTCTGACGCGATCAAAGCTGGCGGCATCCCAATGCAACAAATTGTGGCCAATATGCTGACCCAAGCTGGCCAGTATATTCGCCGCGAGCGTACCTTTGCTGGTGTTTCATACAACACACAGGAAACCAAGGTAGACAAAGATACAGCCGAGAACATGGCTACGTCTATGCGCGACATCCTTGCGTTCTCACGCGAAAAAGAAGGTGTTGTTAAGAGCTTGCAGAAGTCTTTGGACGCGCAGGGCGCACGCGCCGGTGTAGAAGGCGAGAAGACTACAGTTCAGCAAGCAAACTTTGGTTCAATCATGCACAACTTGATTGACCAAATGCTGTTGTCATTAAAGGCTCAAGACTCTGTACGCCACGCCATTGAACGTTTGAAGGCTGGCGAAAAGGTGGTTTTGACTGTGTCCAACACCATGGGTTCATTCCTGAAAAGCTACGCAGATGACATGGAGATTGGCGTGGGCGATCCCGTCAACCTGTCGTTTGCTGATCTGTACATTCGTTACTTGGAAAAGCAGCGGATGATCACAATCAAAAAGCCAGGTGGCACAAAAGAAGAATATCGCCTGACTGATGAAGACTTGGGCGAGAACTTATCCACACGCTACTACGAAATCCTTGATTTTATCCGTGGTGCTGGATTTGGTTCTGCTCCAATCTCTCCTATTGACTATATGCACAGCGAGCTTCGTAAGGCTGGATATAAGACCGAAGAGATCACAGGCCGTACAGTTTCCCTCAACTATGAGAGTGGCAAGCCTTTGTTAGCCACACGTTCAGCCAACATTAAGCAACGTGTTAACGCTGTTAAAGCTTTTAACAGTGGTTCAGCTGATGTCATCATCTTAAATCAGGCCGGCTCTACTGGTTTGTCGCTTCATGCCTCTAACAAGGTGGTAGACCAGCGCAAGCGTCACATGATCATTGTTCAGCCTGAGAAGAACATTGACACCCATATGCAGATGCTTGGCCGTGTACACCGTACTGGTCAGGTGATTGCGCCAGCCTACTCGCAGATGATGGCTGACATCCCTGCTGAGATGCGTCCTGCAGCCGTCCTACTTAAAAAGATGGCGTCTTTGAGTGCTAACACTACAGCTTCCCGTAAGTCTGCTGTGTCTGCCGAGGGTGCTGTTGACTTTATGAACGAATACGGCGGCCAGATTGCACAGGAATACTTGCGCGATAACCCAGAGATCTATCAAGACTTGGGTGGTGAGAAGATCACCCAGCTCAAGGACAACACTGAAGATGCTGACGAAACAGATATTCGTAAGCTGACTGGTTACATTCCAATCTTGCCAATCAAAGTGCAGGAAGAAGTCTACAAAGACCTGATCGAACGTTACAACGATTTGATTGAGCGCGAAGACAGCATGGGCTCTAACAAGCTGGAAGCCAAGGCTATGGACTTGGACGCCCAGACAGTCAGCTCCAAGGCAATCACCGAAGACAAAGGTGAGCCATCTATCTTTGCCCAGCCCGCCTTTATGGAACGGGTGGACGTCAAGCGCACAGTCAAGCCTTATTCCAAGGATGAAGTGCAGGAGATGGTCAAAGAGAATGCCGCGAAGTACAAGGAAGATCCTAAGTACAAGTGGTCTAACATTGACTCCAAAGCAAAAGAATATGCTGATGAGCAGATTGCAGATGCTCAGAGTCGTGAAGCTGATCCAGTGCGTATCTCCAACATGGAAGGCCAGTTCCGGACACAGCGCGATAACATTAAGACCATCCTGCTGAACTACCCAATCGGTAGCAATGTGGCCATCAAGAACACCAATGGCGTGTTTGTGTATGGCGTAGTGACTGATATTGAAAACAAGGGTAAGACTAAAAATCCAGTGGCAGGGTCTGACTGGAAGATGACTTTGGCTCTGGCCAATGGTGATGCCAAGTCTTTAAACCTGACATTCTCACAGATTGGCACACGTTATCAGCTGGCTGTGCAGAACGAAGTGCAGTACCTCAACCCTGAGACTCTGCAGAACGAACGACTTTTGTTGCCAGATCTGTTTGACCGTGGGGCCACAGTACGCCGTGAGAAGCGCTGGATGGTAACGGGTAATATCTTGGCTGGCTTTGCTGCCGTGAACAACATGGGTCAGATCCTGTCGTACACCAAAAACGATGGTACGACTGGCCAAGGCGTGTTGATGCCACGCACGTTTGACTTTGAGAAAGAGCTAAAGAATGCTCCGATCAGACTCAAAACCTACGAAGATGTGAAACGTTTCTTCGACCAGTTTGGTCGGGGTGCAATGGTTACAACACCAGATGCTGTCTTGCGAATCAAGAGTGAAGGCTACGGCACTCTTAAGTTTGTGACGTCTAGCGCCAAGCGTGAGGGCGGTACGTTCTTCTTAGACAAACAGTTAACAGCGATAACGGGCGACTTCTATAAGAGTGGCTCAATCATGAGTGCTACTGTCTTTGATGAGCCAAAAAGCAAGAAGGCCATTGAATACATCTTGAAGGATCGCCAAGACTCATTGATTGCCGCTTCTAACAAAGAAGAAGCGCGTGAAATGTTCGCGCCTAAAGAGATCCCGTTGTCCAGCATTAAGTTTGACAACGAGAGGTTGAGCATCAGTCCTGCAATGAATGTTGCAATGGATCGTGAAGCTTTGATCCGTCAGTATCAGTCTGTGCGTCAGAAGAGCGCGGCCATCTCCGCTAAGTTTGCCAAAGGTGAGGCTGGGTTGGATGAGCAAAAAGCTTTGACTTTCCTGAAGCAAACTTCTAACGATTTGAAAGACAGCATTGAAATAACCAAGCCAGAAGGACGCTTGGCTAAGAACTTCTTTGCCAAAGCCACTGCTGATTGGAATAAAGATCTGATTAGCGATGACGTTTATGACGTTATCAGAACCTTGCATGATAAATATCCAGACGTTTTGGAAGGCCTGCAGTTTTCTATTAAGAAACAGCCAGAAAGCAAGTCAGTTATTGGTGACTTCTTTCCCTTCCAGCGTATTGTGCGTCTGTACAAAGGTACAACTGGCGTAACAGATCCAGAAACGATTCGCCATGAGATCGTTCACAGCCTTGAGCAAATGATGGAAAGGCCGGCTGCAAAGGCTTTGGTTGATGCTTGGTCTGATAGTTTGGGTAAAGCAATCAAAGCTGAGAAGTCAGCTGCTGGCCAGCGGTACTTCCGCGCTGTGCTTGAAATGCTCAATAACCCAAGCCAAGAAACCTACCAAAACGCCATTAATGTTTTGCCTTCAATGAAGTATTACCAGTACCTGAACCCCTCAGAATACTGGGCTGTTAACGCTGAGAAGCTGATGGCGCGTAAGCTGGGCACAGGTTGGGATAAGTTTGTATTGGCTGCCAAACGTTTGTTTGAAGGTTTGAAGTTTATGTTTGGTTTTGATAACCAATACATTGTTCAGAGAACCTTTAACGACATTATGAACAGCCGAGAAGAGCGATTTACCACTCGTTCTTTAAATGACTACATTACCCAAGAATCTATCCCCTTGTCCAACATGGTCAAGAACTACAAAGGTGGAGCTGGCGCGGTGGCGGCTGGGGATTCGGCAGAAGACACTAGTCTTGCCAAGTTCCAGTATCAGATTGTTGACAAACAAGTTGATACGCGCATGGTGGTTAAGTCCATCACTGAGCAGATCGGTGACATTCAAGATCAGCACGACCCATCTTTGCAGGAAACCCTGTATCACAGTGCTAAATCCAGCAAAGTCCAAGACTTCTTAAAAGACAATCTGCGTCCATTTGTTGAGCAGATGCGTAAGATGGGCGTGGAGTATCGTGACTTTGAACACTATCTTCATATGCGTCATGCCAAGATTCGCAATGAGATCGTGGCCAAGCGTAACCCAGCCATGCCTGATGGCGGCTCCGGCATCTTCAATCAAGAGGTAGATGACTACTTTGCCGGTAAAGACAATTCAAAGTTGACGCCAGCTGATGAGGCCAAGTACAAAGAGTTGGCCAAGACAGTAGATGACTGGGTTAAAGAGACTCAGGATTTGTTGATTCAGTACGGCCTTGAGAAGCCTGAGACTATTGCCGCATGGCGTGAAAAGCTCCCTTTCTACGTTCCTTTGAAGCGTGATCCAGATGAGCTGGACTACGTGACTCCGGGCTCTGGTTTGGGTCAGGGCTTTGCAACCCGTGGTAACTTCTCCAAGACTGCGACTGGTTCATACAAGACTGTTGTTGACGTCTTAGCCAACATCGCCCTCCAGCGTGAAGCGGCAATTATCCGTGGCGAGAAGGCCAAGGTTGGCCGTGCTCTGTATGCGTTGGCCATCCAGAACCCTAATCCTAACTTCTGGAAGCCCGTCAACCCTGACGCTATCCGAAATAAGAAGAAGCTCAAGGAGGAGATGGCCAGCTTTAACCTGACAGTGGCAGAAGCTGATGCCCTGTTTGCAGAGCCACCATCCCCAAGCATTGACCCAGCTACTGGCTTGGTTGAGTACAAAGTCAACACTGCGCTGCGGAACTCACCTAACGTGTTTGCCGTGCGTGTCAATGGCGAAGACCGCTTCATCTTCTTTAATCCCGGTGAGCCCCGTGCCAAGCGCATGGCTGAAGCCTTAAAGAACTTGGATGCCAATCAGTTAGAAGGTTATCTTGGTACTGTGGCTGAAGCGACTCGTTTGATCGCGGCCATGAACACCCAGTACAACCCTGTGTTTGGTGCATGGAACTTTGTGCGAGATGTCTTTGGCGGCACCATTAACTTGGCCAGCACAGAGATCAAAGACAAAAAGATGCAAGTGCTCTCTGGGTCTATCCCAGCTCTGCGCGCAATCTTTACTGATCTGCGTGGCATGAAAGAGTCTGTTGTTGGCATTGTCAGTGACTCGGAACAAAAAGAATGTATTGCACTGTGGAAACAGTTTAGAGAAATTGGCGGTATCACTGGTTATAGCGAACAGTTCAGCCGTGCAAAAGACAAAGCATCCATTGTTGAGCGCGAAATAGCTCGTTTGGATCGTGGCAATGCTCGTAAGAAGGCTGATGCCGTTATGGATTGGCTGTCGGACTACAACGATGCCATGGAAAATGCCGTGCGTCTGTCTGCCTTTAAGGCTGGCCTAGACAAAGGCATGACACCCCAGCGAGCCGCCGCTTTGGCTAAGAACCTTACTGTTAACTTCAACAGAAAAGGTCAAGCCACTGCCAATGCAAATGCCCTGTATGCGTTCTTTAATGCTCGCGTCCAAGGCACAACCCGCATGATGGATGTGCTGGTTCAAAACAAAGACGGCAAGTTCACAATGACCAGTGTAGGCAAGAAGATCATTGCCGGTGGTATGTTGCTGGGCTCGATGCAAGCTTTGGCTTTGATGGCCGCTGGCTTTGATGGCGATGAACCACCAGACTTCCTCAAAGACAAGAACTTGATCCTGCCTACCTTTGGTTTGACTGGCGAGAAGAAATACTTGATCGTGCCTATGCCTTTGGGCTGGAACTTGTTCCCCAACATTGGCCGTGAGTTGACTGAGTATGTCTTGATTAACTCTGGCCAGATGAAGGGTAGACGTAAGATTACCCAGACGATTGTTAATATCTCGGCTCAGATTGCTGATATGTTTAACCCGTTGGGAGCTGGCGGTGCGGCCAATCTGCTTACACCTACGTTGGCAGATCCCTTTGTCAACGTGCTGGCAACAAACAAAGATGCGTTTGGCCGTCCTATCTCAAGGGAAAGCCGCGAAACAACACCGACTCCAGGTTGGGAGCGCAGCCGTGATAACGCCACTAGCTTGAGTAAAGCTTTGGCTTACGGCCTGAATTACTTAACTGGCGGTGGTGAAGACGGCATCGGATTGGTTAGCCCAACAGCTGACCAGCTGGACTACCTTGCGAAAGAGTATGCCGGTGGTGTTGGCCGTGAGATCACCAAGGCCGTTCGCTATATTGGCAAGAAGATTGAGGGTGAAGAGACTCCATCCTACTCAGTGCCTATCGCTGGCAAGCTGTATGGTGAGCTCGATACGCCTTCTGCGGTGGCTGATAAGTTCTACAAGAACGTCAAGGCCATGGCAGAGCATGAGGGCACTATCAAGCGAATCAAAGAACGCAAAGGGAATGAGAGCGAGTATCGCAAAGAGAACAAGGAAGCTACAGCAAGACTTATAAACCGCGCGAACTATGTTGAGACTGAGGTTGCCAGATACAACAGGGAAATTCGTGCGATGTATAAGAAAGAAGCGCCTGAGAAAGACATCAAGGCTAAGAAGGAAAGGCGTGATGCTGTGATGAAGGCGTACAACGAAGAAGTCAGACGGGCGCAATAATCCCCTGCTCAAAGAATAAGCCCAGAGTTTTGCGGTGTGCTTCCTCCCACATCTCAACCCTCTGGGCTTTATCCATCTTAGACCCCTGATCTAGTTCCATATGGCACCGATAGCACAATGACGCTATGCGGTAGTCGTGAGCCTTGAGGCCACGGCCTTTGCCGTCCCGTAGTTGATTACTGTGGGCGGCTACCACTGTTCCATCACTTACCCCGCAATGCTGACACGGCAGGAGCCTTGCGGCTTTTAGTAGTTTTTCGTTTCGGTACATTTGGTTTACAGTCATAGCAGACCCAGCGGTTGCCCTTTGGATCTACCAGTTTGCCATGGTCTAGGGGTTTAGAGTGCTCACAGGTAGCGCAGTAGCGTTTACCGTAAATCTTCATGTTTCCGGACATTGCGTTTGCCTTTCTTGATTGCGGCCAGTCCTTCCTCGGGTTCCTTATTTCTAGCTTCCAGCCATTGATCGGCCATCTCATGAGCCGCCTCGGCTAGGTTCTCACCCTCCCTATTGCGGATAATGAGCCCAGCCATGGCAAACATAGACGCCAGATCGCGCAGATTGGTGTCATGTTCCATTAGTGCACCTCTTTATCGGTATGTTCCTTGCGAACGTTTCTAAGCGTGTCGCGGAAAGCAGCCGTGGCCTGCTCGTCATCGTCCATGCCCAGCTCTACCAGCAACTCGCAAAGAAGCTTGCTCAACGAAATAACCGCAACGATTGGATCACTGCACTCAGTGTTCATCAAGGCCGAGCTCAAAGCTTTGTCCATGGCCATAACTTGGTCGGTAATGTCTTCCATCACATCTCCAGTTCTTTAATCTGATCGGCCAGCACATCGGCTAAGTATTTACCGCGAACGGCAATATGCTCAATCTCTTTGCAAGCATCAATCTCTTTGACACAGTCTTTGAGCGCCTTGTTATATCCGGACTTGAAAGTATCGTCACCATCAACGATCATGCAAATGGCGTCCCGCACCATGCTGGATGCTTTACGCTGCTTGGCTAGTTCCTTGATCTTGTCGTGATACTCCACGGGTAAATAGACGCTGTAAGGGATTAGTTTCTTCATGCTTTCCTCCAAGCTTCGAAGCTGGTTCGCAATTGGTTAAATAAATGACGCGCTTCTTCGTTGGTTTTAAGCTCTTTGCGAGACTCTATGTCCAAGTAGGATGCGATCCAACTGGCACAAGCCTTCTCATTCTTTTCCATTAGCCACTCTTTCTGGTGTAGCCACTCCCAAAAGTCTGGATCACGGCACAGAATGCCGGCCAGCTTCACCGCATGATCACCGGGAAACTCATTCTCTCGGTTCATCGGTTGTTCGTCATCACCCAAACGCACCATCACAACAACGTAGCGCGAGCCTACAAAGTCGCGCATGAGGTCGTTGTGGAGCTCGTCAGGGTGAACAGCCAAAGACAGCATATAGCCGTCCTTGGATTGCTTAAGCCCTGTCTTTATCGCTTCGAACTGGATTGGATCGGACAATTTGTAACTCCAAGTATTTGATGACGCCCACAGACATGGTCAACTGCTCTTCCAACTTGCCAATCTGTTGTTCAAGATTAGCAATCTGGACTTCAAGCTTCTGTTCGTCAGCGTGTTGGGCGTGAATAACATCGTTAAGTTGGCCGCAAACCTTCTCCCAGTCCTTGGCCGTCTTTGGTTTGGCTGATTTAGTCATCCCATGGATCCTTCGCACTAGTTGTTTGAGCTGGTGCTTGGTAGGTATCAACCTTGAGGGAAACCATGCGGTTGCCGTTCTTGTCCTTGCGCAGCCAACCACTTAACTTAACTGTGACTGACTCTTCGCCCTTGGCCTTCTCAAGCAAGGCCAGTAGATATTCCTTTTCAAATTTGATGTCACCCCACATATCGGGTGAGTTGGGGAATTTCTTCTGCGAGGAAGTGAAGATAGCGCCTGTGTTTGGATATTCCATTGTTTACTCCTTAAAAAAATGATCGTTTGGCGTTTGTGAAATTGTCAATGACGTCAGCATAGACAGATGGATTAAGCGTTTTGAGCTTGTCGTACAGGGGTTTGTTCACTTGGAACATTTCCTTGAGCTGATCCGCGCTGGTGGCCAAGCTGATCTTCAGATTGTTGGCGGCAACCATCATGTCAACCCATGCTTCTGGGCTATCGGGTGCGTCAATGATGATCGTCCAAGCGTCTGGCTCAACGTGCTGGGGTGGAATGGGGTCTACTTTGCCTTTAACGGGCTTTACAGGCGGTTTTAGAGGCTGGATAAGGGGTTGCTTGGGCTCTGGGGCTTTAACGGCTTCTACAGGCGGTGCAGAATCCACTGCGTCCCCCTCGACTAGCTCCATGGCTGCCATCCAAAGGTACCTCCGTTGGTAGGACAAAACGGCGCCCAAATTTTGTATGGGGTGAGCTCCCTTGAGGTTGGCCTCGGCCATTGGGCTAGTGATCACAATGACTGTGCCGTCATCTACATCGGTGATGCAGAGCTGGGCGTACTCGGTGTTAAACGTCACGACACCGCACAGGCCAAGGTCGTTAAAGATGGTCTGAACATGGGGGATGAAGTCACCCAGCTCAAAGTATGAATAGCCGGCAAACTTGTTCTGGCCAGACTTCTTCATGTCTACCGACAGAAGCTTGACCCTCGCTTGCATAAGTTTTTTATGGACTGACATGATTTTCCTTTGTTGATAAATACTCTTGGTACTGGTTGCAAAAGCGGTTGACTGAGCAGAAGGTAGCGCATCGCGTCCTCTCACCCAGTCTGACTTCTATCTCGTACTCTTTTCCATACTCGGCCACCTTGGCGCGAGCTTCCTCATCGGTATTGCAAACATTACGTGCTTTGACATTACCAATCTTTTTTACTGCGTATGTTGTAGGCTTCTCCCACATCTGGTCGGGCGTACAAAACGGCAGTTCATCTCCTGTCTCCAAGTCAAATAAAGCATTGGAGTGTTCTTTGATTCGTTCCTGAATGAAGGCTTCGCGGTCTTCCATCGGCCAGAGCTGGACGGGGATAACCTTGATCGGGGCATCGGGATACGCTGGCTTGAGAGCTGCATCACGGCGTGACCAGTCTCTGATGATAGCCACGATCTCTAGCTTGGAAACCTTTGTGCCTTTAACTTTTTCTACTAGCCAAGCGTAGATGTTGAGCTGATACTCCCAGTCAATCTTCTCATTCATTACAGACCATGCGCCCGTAGTCTTGTAGTCGTTGATCGTCAGAGTGCCGTCTTCGTTGACGATCTGTAAGTCAATAGCTCCGGAGATAGACCAGCCGTCTAATTTTGCGTGAAGACGCTCTTCGATTAGGTGGTTCTCGTCTTTGCCATGTTCAAGGACGCCATGGATGGCTGTGCCAAAGATAGACCAGACCATCTCTGTAACGTCTGTCTCGATCTTGTCTTCGTGTAGCTTGCGTAGCTGGACGATGCGGGGTGAGTTGATCAGCTCTGTTGCAGAGATGTTGGCCTTACCCTTGGAGTAGGTAGGCCGCTTCATGATGTTCACGAAGGTCTGCGGTAGGTTGTATTTGTTTGTGATGATCATTTCTTTTTGCTTTCTAGGTAGTTAATGAAGTCAATCAATGCCCAGCCACTAACCAAGGGCTTCATCTTCAGCTCTTTGGACTTGTGAGACATTCTTCCCTCAACCTCGAAGGTAGAGAGCCGGCCTTCTGCAACATGGCGATGGAGCTCATCTTTCGTCATACTTAAAACCCCTCTTAAATCATCAAGGTGGTATGCCAATTGGTGCTGAACATACCTTTGCACTACTTGCTTTCTCTCTGCCATGGCAAGTTGTTCAATCCTGTATTGCTCTTTTGTCAGGGCTTTCTGCTCCTTTTCAATCTCGGCCATCGTCTTACGCATGGCGATATTGAACTTAGGATTCTCTGATTTGATTGCCTTTCGCTCTGCAGCCATCGCCTCTTCGCGTGTTGGAAAGTGCTCAATCGTTACGTTTGTAATGGTTTTAAACCAGTCGGAATGATCCCTGTGCTGGCTTAATCGGTTAAACGTACTGAGGGAGATGCCAACGTAAAGCAAATTGCGGCTCTCATCAAAATGTCTGTACAGCTGGGTGGTCATTTCAGTTAGAATAAAGGTACTGGGGCAACACATTGTACCCACATACTTTCATGTCTTGCAATACTTTTAGAAAGAAATTTATATGTCAGATTTAGTTGTTGGAATAGATCCCGGTGCTTCTGGTGCAATTGTTGTGCTAGAGGATGGTCAGCCTATTGGGTGGGCACCAATGCCCATCATGCAAATTGGTAGTCATAAGCGCGTGAATGCAAGTATGTTGGCTGATATGCTGCCAAAGGAATTAAAGCGCGCGTATGTGGAGCAAGTTGGGGCAATGCCGGGTCAGGGGACGGCCAGTATGTTTTCGTTTGGCCATTCGTGTGGCGTTGTGTTTGGGGTGCTGGGTGCTCTACAGATACCTGTGGTGATGGTGACGCCTCAGTCATGGAAGAAGCGCGCTGGCATTATTGGTCAGGACAAGGATGCTTCAAGGTCAAAGGCCATCCAGATGTGGCCAAAGTGGCGCGAGCTGGACAAGAAGGGAGCTGGCCAAGCGTATGCTGATGCGGCATTCATTGCACTTTACGGAGAATGATGTAGAATAAATTCCGGCAAGCAGTTGCCACTCTCCTTTGTTGGGTTTGCTTTGTCCCCGAACTAATCACTCGGGGGCTTTTTTATATTAACAGTGTTAATATCAATACGCATGGGGATTGATCAGTCCCCAGCCGTGTTGGTGGAAAGCGGGTTAGCGCCGCTTGTTTTTCCTTTTCGGTTTTTACAATAACACTGCTTCATGTGCCCACCAACTTTTTTTTCAAACGTGTTGACATCAGTTGAAATAATCTGATATAAACGTGACGTTGCTGTCGGAGGCAATGGATTAGGCTGTTTAGATGTGCGTTCCGCTTTACTTAATACTTTCGTGGCGAGAGATATTAAGCAAGGCTCCGACCGGGCGCACTTCTAAACAGCCTTTTTTGTTTTTGAGACTGGGATTGTGTTGCGGGTTAGCGCCGCAAGCTCCTTAAAGTGGACGAAATGTTTTGAAAACACTGCTTAATGTGAGCAGTCCCAGTCTCTCCTCCTACGCAGCCGTCAGAGCGCGTTAGCTAATGGCCTGTATGGGCTGAACTCAAGAAACACAAGAACCTCGGCGTGACCCGCGCCTCCTAGTAGAGCAATCGAACGGAATAAACAAGGATGTCGAAAGACACATACCCTAGTACGCTGGGAGTTGATCGTTAAGGATGGTGCAAACTGACCTTATCGGGATCTCAGGGGAGGGCGGCTTGGCCAGCCGATAGTCCACGTAAAAACTGGACAGCGCTCCTTGATAAAGAGTCGTTGACTGTCCTACGCCTACCCTCTGGGGGGAGGGAGGGTCAACGGGTAAGAGGGCTCTTAGGTGGTAACATAACAGTTGACTTGTGATGGATTCATGAGTTATATTCTTAACACAGGAGGTAATATGGAAAATGATACAACAAAGCGTTTCCCACGCACGATGCACGAAGCGTTTAACTGCGACAGCGATCCTATCAGTGGGCCATATGGCAAGCAAGCAGTCTGGCCAGTCTTTGCGATCTTCTTCATTGTGGTAATTGCTGGGATCATTCTGTTCTGGAGTCGCGTATGAACCAAGATGAAGTTCTGGCAACGCTGCACAGGGTGGTGGCAGAGAATATGAATTACACAACCTGGACTGTCTCAACGCCACACTTAGTGGCTTTGGTTAACTTAGCCATTGAGCAAGAGCGTGAGGCGTGTGCCAATACGGCTGGTCTTGCATTACTTGGCGCAGATAAGCACTAAGTGATCGGGTTTTG